TATATGATTTATACTAACAAAACTGTTAGTGGTACTTCATATCGTATGGGTGAACCAACACAAGCAATTATTAATGCTGGTGTAGGTGCAGTATTGATGAACGGCAAGGCAGATAAAACTATTATCGCTGCTGGAATCAAAGCACTTTATGGTAACGGCGTACAATTCGCTTCTTAATTATTTAAGAATTAGTGGGGTGACTTTCGGGTCACCCTTTCTAAACTAGGAATTTAATATGATATTAGTTGACATGAATCAAATCTCTTTAGCATCTTTAATGATGCACTTGCACATGAATAAAGGTGAGTTAGATGAAGAAATGGTTAGACATATGATATTAAATTCTGTACGAATGTATAGAACAATGTTCAATGAAGACTATGGTGAAATAGTTCTTACTTACGATTCAAGAGTATATTGGCGTAGAGAAATATTTCCACAATATAAACATAGTCGTAGAAAAAGTAGAGAATCAGATGGCAAAGATTGGGATAGTATCTTTGGAGTTCTGAATCAAATTAAAGAAGAAATAAAAGAATTTCTACCCTACAAAGTTGTAGAAACTCATGGGGCAGAAGCAGATGATGTAATTGCAATATTATGTAAACATTATCAAAGTGAGAAAATCATGATTGTATCGGGTGATAAAGACTTTATACAATTACAAAAGTATGAAAATGTAAGACAATATAGTCCAATTACGAAAAAACACATAAATGGTGTTGACGCAGTTGTCTATATAAAAGAACATATACTAAAAGGCGATAAATCAGATGGTATTCCTAATGTATTATCACCTGACCATACTTTTACAGATGAATTAAGACAAAGACCTTTAACATCTAAAAAGATGAATAGTATATTGGCTCAAGACATTGATGATTTAGATGATGAAGTGAAACGAAATTATCAAAGGAATGACATACTAATTAATTTGGATAATATACCAGATTATTTAGCAACCGATATCTTAGATGATTTTAAGAGTGCTGCTTGTGGTGACAGAAGTAAACTATTAAATTATTTTATAGATAGAAGACTGAAAAGTCTAACTGAACAAATTGGAGAATTTTAAAATGGCAAACGGCGTAACATTATTGTTTTCAGAAGTACTTGATAAAGTACATAAGGCAAAAACAAAATCAGAAAAAATAGCAATACTAGTTATCAATGATAACAGTTCATTAAGAATGGTATTGAAATCATCTTTTGACCCAAAAATAGAATGGGTTATACCAACAGGTGAAGTACCATATACAAAAAATGATGCTCCTATGGGAACAGAACATACTGTTCTTCAAAGTGAAGCAAGAAAATTATGGCATTTTGTAAAAGGTGCAGACAATGACACATCACAGGCACAAAAAGAAAATATGTTTATTCAAATGTGTGAGGGTCTTCATGAAAGTGAAGCAGAATTATTGTGTGCAGCAAAAGATAAAAGATTACATCAAGTGTATAAAGGTTTATCGAAAGATGTAGTAAGAGAGGCATTTAAATGGGATGAAAATTTCATGGTGGAAGAAGCACCAAAATACCCACAAGCACCAGGTAGTGCATCTGGCGTATAAAGTTCTTGACAAGTTTTGTTTAACCTGTCATAATAGCTTCAAAGATGAGGATAGATTATAAGTTCCCGTTCATACTGACCCACTCTCTCTCGACCTCATCATAGGGTCGGTATGAACACCAGAGGTTATGTATTATGAGTAGAGCAATCAAAAAAATACCATACAAATTTGTTCATGTATATTGGATTGATATCACATCAGATTCATCATGGCAAAGCATAGAAGATGTAAAAGAAAGTAAATTACCTAGATGTTTAAGTACAGGTTTTTTAGTTAGTGAAGATGATGATGATATTGTTAGAATCGTTTCAGATTTTAATTTTAAAGAAGATGGCAGTATTGATGACTGTGGTAATTCCACAATCATACCAAAATGCGTTGTTCAAGAAATTAAAGAGGTCAAATGAGTTTTTACATACCAGATATAACAATCTATATAATTGCTCTTATATCAATTATATTAGTATTAGTTGATTTATCAAAACTAGAAAGAAAAAGAGAGCAAGAAAGAAAATCTAAAGAAAATGTTTGAACATGTAATCAGAAATCCCTTTGATATGAAACCAGTTTTTAACACTTGTGAAAAACCAGTATTCAACGCAAACGAAACAGATTTAGAAATACAATCACAAAGAAAATTAGAATTAGATAATCTAGGTTCTAACATTTGGTTTGAAACAGATGTTGCAGTGAAAGAAAAACTATCAGAGAAGACAGCCGCAAAATTATCATTGTTTAATCAACCTAATGATTATCAATTATTTACAGAATGTAATAATGTAAAAGAATTAGGTTTGGCAATTGAGGATGATGTAGTTATCATGCATAATGGTAAACTAGAAGCGTGCTTTGTGGCATTTCCGTCATCATGGAATGCAGGAGAAAAAGTTGGTAAAAGTTTAAATGAATTACATGAACCTATTGCAGATAATGAAGCATTACTTCGTGCATCTAATGGCATCATGAGAGCCATGACAAGTGGACAATCTTATCATAGATATACTTGGGGTATATCATCACTAAATGGATATAGTAATCATCCATTATATGAGAAACCAGAGTTTGATTCACTAGATAATTTGACATTTAGAGTAGAACATGAAAGGACTATGACAGTCACAGAGGGTACCACAGCAGTCTTTCTAATACATGTTGATACATATCCATTAAAAGAGGTCTTAAAGACTGATTTTGGACTGATTAAGGGGGCTATTGACAGTATGACAGATAGTGTATTAGAGTATAAGAATCTATTTAAAGTAAAGGAGTTGATGAATGAATATCTTTTATCTACATGAAGACCCAATACAGAATATCAAATGGCATGTTGATAAACATGTTGTTAAGATGGCAACAGAATATGCACAATTACTATCTACTGCACACAGGTTTTTAGATGGTGAATTATACGAAGACAGAACAAAAAATAATCACAGAATTAAAAGGTGGAAACTATCTGATGATAGAGAAAATATTTTATATAAAGCAAGTCATGTAAATCATCCTTGTAATGTGTGGGTGCGTGAAAGTAAATCAAATTATCGTTTGATGTACCAGATTTACATGGCTTGTCTATCAGAGTATACATATAGATATGGAAAAATACATGGTGCATCTAAACCATCTATTGGTCTACTTAGGGCACCAGACAATATTAAAGATATTGGATTAACAGAATTACCTCAAGCAATGCCAGAATATTGTAAAGTGATAGGTAATCCTATTCAGGCATATAAAAATTATTATATAAATGAAAAGAATGGATTTGCAAATTGGAAAAATAGAACGAGGCCAGAATGGTATGAAAGTATATAATAGTAAAGACTTATCAGAAGAAGTTGATTTATTAAAAATAACAATTAAAAACTTAGAAAAAACAATTAGTGACTTAGAAAAGAAAGTGGATGATATGCAACCAGATATATCAGAAGTGGAGTATCCAAAGTAAATGCCAACATATACATTTAAAAATAAAGATACAGGTGAGGAGTTTGATAAAGTAATGAAGATTGCTGAGAAAGAACCTTATCTAAAAGATAATCCAAACATATCACCAGTATTAACGGCACCTAATTTTGTGGGTGACCATATTGTTAAAAAAATGGATGGTGGTATGAAAGAAACTTTGCAGAAAATTGCAGACAAGAATCCAAATACACCTCTGGCGGATAGATTTTCTAGAAGGTCTGCAAAAGATATTCAAAAACAAAAAGTTGTTAAGAAGTATAATTTAAAAGACACCATAGTATAAATAGTACTGTGATATGGTCAATATATTATTAATAATAGATTATACACAGGGGATTAAGTGACGGATTACTTAATCCCTACTTTTTAGGTATATAAAATATGGCAAAACCAGAAGTGAATGATATGATTGAACACTCTGAACCTACATTTGATAGAGTTGTTACAGGTAAAGTAACTGAATTATTAGATTCACAGTTCATTTATGAAGTTCATAAGGTAGTAGAAAAAGGTAGAGAAAAAATACCTGTAGATAAAACAAGCACAAGAATGTGCTTATATAATGATTCTAGCGAATCTTGGAAAAAAATTTAAGGAATAATTATGGCAAAAAAGAAAGAGATACATTCTGGTGATTTAGTAAAAATTGAACCAATCACAGATAATCAAAAATTAGTATTCGAAGGTCACAAAAAAGGAAAGAATGGTTTTCTATTTGGGTGTGCTGGAACAGGTAAAACATTTGTGTCATTATACTTGGCACTACAAGATGTTCTTAAACACGGAACGCCATATGATAGAGTTGTTGTTGTTCGTTCATTAATACCAACAAGAGAAATAGGATTCTTGCCTGGTGATGAGGAAGACAAAGCTGCATTATATCAAGTGCCATATGCAAACATGGTACAGTTCATGTTCAAACAACCAAATGAAGATGCATTTAGAGGATTATATGATGCACTTAAAAGACAAGGAAGTTTACATTTTGTATCAACCTCATTTTTAAGAGGATTAACTTTTGATAATTCAATCATTATAGTTGATGAATGCCAAAACTTAAATTTCCATGAGTTAGATACCATCATTACAAGAGTAGGACAAGATTCAAAAATAGTTTTTTGTGGTGATTTTAGTCAAACAGATTTAACTAGAACAAACGAAAGAAATGGACTACATGACTTTTTAAGAATACTAGAAAACATGGATGAGTTTAATTGTGTAGAATTTGAGATACCAGATATCGTAAGGTCTGGGTTTGTAAGAAATTATTTAATTGAAAAAACTAAACTTGGTATAGGCGTAGAGTTATAATATGAAAATTAGTTTAGAGGGATTGGCTCTCATCAAAAAGTTTGAAGGTTGTAGATTGGAAGCATATTATTGTTCTGGTGGTGTACTAACTATAGGTTATGGGCACACTGGTGGAGTAAAAGAAAGTGATACTATAACACAAGAAGAAGCTGAAAAATTATTAAGAGCAGATGTTTTTAAATTTGAAGAATATGTTGAGGATAATGTAATGGTTGAATTAGACCAAAGTCAGTTTGACGCATTAGTTGCATGGACATTTAATTTAGGCCCAGGCAATTTAAGAGAATCAACCATGTTAAAAAAATTAAATGATGCTGATTATGCATCAGTTCCTAGTGAGATGAAAAGGTGGAATAAGGCAGGTGGTAAAACTTTAGATGGTTTAATCAGAAGACGCAATGCAGAGGCACTGTTATTTCAAAGTAAAGAATGGCACCAAGTATAAATTATGGCATTATTAGATTTTCCTGTTTTAAAAACAAAAACAGTTGACAAAAAAAGATTTTATGTGACACCAGAGGGTAATGAATATCCCTCTATCACTACAGTATTATCACCTCGAAACAAAGAGGGGTTAATGAAGTGGAGAAAGAGAGTTGGTGAAAAGGTTGCAAATCA